AAATAAAACAAAGAATTTTTTTTAAAAAAATAATAAAAAAAATTTGAAAAAAAACTTTTTTTTTGATAAAGGAAAAAAAAAATATTGGACCGTTGATTTCATCTGAATGAACTTTACATTTAGAACATTTGCCAATAAGATCATAAATATAAATATAATTATAATTAGTAGATGATATAGTTTTATAATTATTATTGTGTTTATAACAATTATTACAAATATAATGACCACATCTAGAATCAACCCTAATAGAATAATCTATTGATTTATTTTTATTTTTATATTTATATTCTGTTAAACATAAAGGACAAAAATTAAATTTAAATTTATAATCTTTTAAATTAACTAATATAATATTATCTGTAGTACTTATTTTATAAAGATTAGTATATTTTCTACATTTAAAATTACAACCAATCATACAAGCTTGATTTTTCCATTTATTTTGTTTAATATCATTCATATATTAAAAATTAATATATTAAATATATTAATTCTTAATATATATTTTTTAAATCAAAATAATAATTCTAAATATATTTAAAGTTATTTTGTATTTTTAATTTTAATGAAAAATAAAGTTGCGATAGGTATTGATTTAGGTACAACTTATAGTTGTGTTGCAGTATGGAAAAATGGAAATGTTGAAATTATAGCAAATGATTTAGGTGATCGAACAACACCATCTTATGTCAGTTTTACAGAAACTGAAAGATTAATTGGTACGGCGGCTAAAAATATTGCTTCGAGCAATCCAGAAAATACTGTGTATGATACAAAACGTATGATTGGACGAGATTATAATGATGAAAAAATTCAAGAAGATATTAAACATTATTCTTTCAATTTAATTAATCATAATAATAAACCTAAAATTTCAGTAAAATACAAAAATGAAAAAAAAGAATTCTCGCCGGAGGAAATTTCTTCAATGGTCTTAACTAAAATGAAACAATCGGCTGAAGATTATTTAGGACATGAAGTTCATAATGCTGTAATAACTGTACCGGCATATTTTAATGATGCGCAAAGACAAGCAACTAAAGATGCTGGAATGATTGCCGGATTAAATGTATTAAGAATTATTAACGAACCAACAGCAGCTGCTATTGCTTATGGTCTAGATAAAATCAGTGCAAAAGCAAGAAATGTATTAATATTTGATTTCGGAGGTAAATACGATACTGCCTCCTGGGTATGTTAGATACCCCCTATATATAATTTATATATAGGAACCTGGTTAATTGCTGGAAACTCCTAAAGCTTTTCCTACCACAACGTAATCTGTGAGGATAAACGTGAAGGTTTAAAAAAGGTAAAAGATGTTACAATGGACAATCAGCAGCCAATCATGTTAGTAATAACATGCCGGTTCAACGACTAGGATAAGTAGAGTTTATAACTTGAACATCCCACGAATGCCAGGATTTACTTAACTAATAAATAGATTTAAAAAATGAGTATATACTAATTATATGGATAATAGACAATTACTATTAGATAATATTATTGAAATAAAATTAAATGATGATAATGTGGATATATTATCACTAAAATTAGAATATTCAATGAATAAATATTCTGCTAAAAAAAATAATATATGGCATCTATTATTAAACGATAAACCTTTAGCTAAAAAAGATAAATATATTATTAAATATAAATGTATTAATTGTTCATCAGTGCATTCTATAGGGTCAACCCAATTAATAAGAAAAATTAATAAATGTTCGATAAATTGTTATTTATGTAGAAATAGTAATGATGAAAAAAGATATAATCATTCATTATTCATGATGAATAAGTTTCATAGAAATAAAATTAATGTTAAAAAAGATATTGATAATATAAATACTCCTATATATTTAAAAGAAAATAGTTTAATGCTATTTAATGAATATGATGATGATTTTAAAGAAAATTATTTTTCTTTCCATTTAACGGACTCCGATTATAATAGAATATCTAAAAATATAATAAGCTTTCATAATAACAATTTAAACGATATAGATAATTATGAATATTGGGCTATTATTAAAGTAGCAAATCAAATGAGATTTAGCAGTTTTATATATGATAAAAAAAATAATAGTTTATTTAAAGCTCATCAACCGATATTAAAATGTGATAATTGTAATTCAATTTGGAGAGCTAAAACATTAGAAAAATTTAAAAATAATATAAAAATATTATGTCATGATTGTTCTTTGGTTAATAAAATATTTAATTTAAAAGCATATAATAATTGCAATAATGAAAAAATATTATACCAATCTAAATTAGAACTTAAATTTATAAAATGGTGTAATGAAAATAAAATAATTGTATATAATGGTCCGAAAGTACCTTATTCTTTTGAAAATAAAAATCGAATATATAAAGTTGATTTTCAAATTAATGATATTTTAATTGAAATTAAAGACAATCATATATGGCATAAAAATGATATTAAATCTGGTAAATGGAATGCAAAAGAAATGGCAGTTAAAAATTTGATATTATCAAAAAAATATAGTAATTATTTTTTAATAAATCCACATAATTGGTTAATAAATTTAAATAAATTATATTTATTAGTTAGTAAATAAGATATAGTCTGAACTTGTATGAAAGTACAAGAAGCGACGGTTAAACTCCCTCGCGATAACATTTGGGTACTCATGATATTTCATTACTATCATTAGAAGATGGGATTTTTGAAGTAAAAGCCACATCTGGTAATACTCATTTAGGAGGAGAAGATATTGATAATCGTGTTGTTAATTATATAGTTGACGAATTTAAGAAAAAACATAAAATTAATCTTATAGATAATAAAAAATGTTTACGTAGAATTAGATCAGTTGTTGAAAAAGCTAAACATTCATTATCAGGATTAACACAAACAACTATCGAATTAGATTCTTTATATGAAGGTATTGATTTTAGTACAGTATTAAATCGAGCAAAATTTGAAAGTTTATGTTCTGATATTTTTCAAAAAACATTAGAACCTGTTGATAAAGTTCTAAAAGATGCGAAATTAAGCAAAGCTGAAGTTGATGATATTGTATTAGTTGGTGGGTCTACTAGAATTCCAAAAATTCAAGAATTACTATCTAAATATTTTAATGGTAAAGATTTATGTAAATCTATTAATCCAGATGAAGCAATTGCGTACGGTGCAGCTGTCCAAGCAGCTATTTTATCAGGGATTTCAGATAGTAAACTAGATCAATTAGTATTATTAGATGTAACACCATTATCATTAGGTGTAGAAACAGCTGGTAATATTATGACTGTATTAATTCCCCGTGGAACAACGTTACCAACTAAAAAAACCCAAACATTTTCAACAGCTGTTGATAATCAACCTGGAGTTACTATTCAAGTATATGAAGGTGAACGTCAGTTAACTGTACATAATAATAAATTAGGTGAATTCCATCTTAAAGGTATTCCACCTATGCAACGAGGTGTTCCTCAAATCGAAATTACTTATGATGTAGATGCAAATGGTATTCTTCAAGTATCTGCTGTAGAAAAATCCACAGGAAAATCAGAAAAAATTACTATTACTAATGATTCTAATAAATTAAGTAAAGAAGAAATTGAAAATATGATCAAAGAAGCTGAAAAATTTAAAGAAGATGATGAAAATATCAGAAAAAAAATAGAAGCTAAAAATAGTTTGGAAAGTTATTGTTATAATATTAAATCATCTGTATTGAATGATGAAAAAATGAAAGAATCGCTAGGAACTGATGTATCCACTATTGAAACATCAGTAGATTCAACCTTAAAATGGTTAGATGATAATCCTAATTCTACGACTGAAGAATTAGAAGCAAAAAGAAAAGAAATCGAAACTGAATTATCTCCTTTAATTACTAAAGCTTATCAAGCTAATATGCCAGCAGGTATGCCACCAGGAATGTCTCCTGGTATGCCTACTGATATGCCCACAGATATGCCCACAGATATGCCTAGTCCTAATATTGACTAATAATATATTTATATTATTAAATAGTCTTTTTTAGACATTTTTTTTTTTTATTTTTGTTTGAAATTTTTCAACTGTTACTGGTTTAGATATTGCATATAAAAATAATGGTATAAAAACTAGATTTAAAATTACAGATATACCTAAACCTATATAATAACCTTTTTTTGGTTTACATGTATTAACTAGTTGATTGAACATTAATATAGATTATAAAAATAAATTTTTAATTTATTTTTATAATATTTTATTACCTTAAAATTATTATAATTATTTTTTCATAATGTCATTGTATATAAAAGAATTATTCCCAAAATTATATTTAAAGATAAATTTAAAAAATAAACTTGTTTTATATTGACTATTTTATTAACCTAAAATTATTATAATTGTTTTTATTACGTCTTTAATAATCAAAATATTATATAAATTTATAAACTATTTGGAGTTAGAATAAAATTAAAAAAATCATTATTAATTTATATATAACCTCAACTGTGTAGAAAGTTCTAAATTTAAATTTTTAAAGAAAATCTAGTTATATACTTGTACAATACTACTAATTACATTTGTCATTGTATTTACATTAATAATAAAATATCTGTTTCTATTTTTATATAAATAGATATTTTTTTTTGACACATATAATTTTTTAACCAGTAGTAAATCATTTTTTGAAATTTCCAAAATACTAATTCCATAATCAATATCCGAAGCTGATAAAGTATAACATAATTTAAGTTGTAAAGGGAAATTATAAATTTTAGAATTTATAGCTTCTAAATATAAATATTTGAAAACAGCAATTTTAATAAGATTTTTTAATTTTTCATCATAAGAATTTTGGAATACTTTTGCAGACAAAGGTATACATTCAATAGTTTCATCATTATTAACATTAATTTTAAAAACAGAATTCATACAATAATTAATAATAAAATTAATATTTAAATAATCAATTTTTATACAATAATTAAATCTGAATTTTTAATATCAAAAGATACATCAATATTAGCATTATAATTTTCTCTATAAATTTCTTCTTCAATTGTATTTTCAATCAAAATACGCATTACTAAAATTTTATGTTTTTGTCCAATACGACATCCTCTTGCAATAGCTTGATATTCAATTGATCTAATCTCTTCACTGCTTGCATTAATAGGTTCAACGAAAAATATATGCGTAGCTTCGGTTAAATTTGTACCAGAAGCTGCATTTTTTAAACTTAACATAATAATTTTATTATCTATACCATTTTTAAATTTGGTAATAGCAGATGTTCTAGACCATATATTTCCTTTAATAAAACTATTTTTAATATTATTATCTATAAGTGTTTTACCTATTAATGTAAGCATATCGTCCCATTGTGAAAAAACAATAATACGTACATCATCATGTGTAATCAAATATTTAATAATGGAGATTAATTTTCCAAGTTTTGATCCATATTTTTGAATCAAAGGACATATATCTTCATCCTTTTTATTTAGGTTATTAATTAATATTAAATCTTTACCCATTAAGTCAGTTTTACATATTGGACAATTTTTTTTATTTTGTAAACATAATTTAATACATGTATTACAAAATAAATGTCCACAAGTTGTTAAAGTTGGATGTATAATTTGTTCTAAACAAATAGAACAATTTTCTTCATTAAAAACTTCTGGTGAATTCATTTTCTCGAGAATGGTAAATAAATATTTTGATTCTGTAATATGTGTTTCATATGTTTTTTTTAACATATGATATTCTTGACGATTTTTATCTAAATTATCTAATTTATTTTTATACATTTCATAGTTATTTTTATGATAAGTAATTAATTTATCTTGCATTAATGCTAAATCAACTTCTACATCGCCAAAAATTTTTTTACTAGATTCAATAATAAGAGGATGACAACATAATTGTTGTAAATATTGAATCGATACTCTCGATTTTTTTTTTGATTCATATAATTGTCTTTCTAACTCAGTTAATTTTATCCAAATAATTTTTTCTTCATACCCTGGTATTTCAATTTGATTAGTTATGTCTTCCTTTCTATGGCGAATAGTTATAGCTTTCAATATTTCATCCCAAATATATTTTTTATTCATAAAATTAAGATTAATCATATTTGTATAGTTAGATTGTACATAATCAAATTGTATATTAGTTTCTTTATCTTGTAACTTTAATTTTATAAATTTAGCACAATTTTTAAGACTAGTAAAATTCATAAAAGGTGTTCCTGATACATACCAATAATAATTTGCATCTATATTTATAATCCATTTTGCCATATATTTACCTAATGCTATAGTATTTAATAATTCACCAAAAATTTCATGACCTTCATCTACAATAAATCTATGAAAATTAAAAAATTCAAATAATGGATATTCCAATTTATTTAATTTTTTTCTATTTGTAATATTATGTATATTTGTAAATATATAATCTCGAATCATATTATTTCTATTTTCAAAATTAAATGTTGATGCTGTACAAAATTGGTAATGAAGTGTTGGATAAAATTTAAAATTCATAATAAATTGATGACTTGTAATAATTATATCTGAATTGATAAAATCATTAAAAGTTAATTTATTATAATCATTTTTTGATAAAATTAATAAAATTTTTAATTTTGAATTTATTTGATTATTTTTTTTATCATAAATACATTTAATTGTTTCATTTTCCCATTGTTTAGCTAAATGTGATGGACATAAAATTAAAGTAGCCTTGGAATTAATTTTATTAATTCCTAATAAATTAGAATATGATAATAAAGGAAAATGATTAGATAATGGGTTAGATAAAATTAAAGCAATACATGATATAGTTTTTCCTAACCCCATTTCATCGGCTAGAATACCACCCATTGATGTTATATTAAAAGATTTATGGTCATTTACACTTGTATTTGATATAGGATCATATAAGACTTTTGTGCCTTTAAAATCAATAATATGAGTATAATTAATATAATAATCTTTTATATTATTTTCTAGTTCTAACATTTTTCCTAATGTTTTTTCTTGATATTTATATAATTGTAATTTAAATTTTTTTGAAGGTATTTGAGATTTTGTATATGGTATAATACTAGTATTTGTGAAATCAATATTAGAAAATATTGGTTCTTGAGTTAAATATAATTCATATAATATAGAATTTAAGGCAAATGACATATTAATATAATTGTGGATTAAACCAGGTTGAATATTTATAATGAATTTAATATCATAATAAAATAGATTATCGTTCCATGTAAAATATTGTGATATATCATAAATTATTTCCCATAAAGGTGATTTATTTATTAATTCAAAAAATATATAATATTGAATTTTTTTTTTAGGACAATATTGAATATATTCTATTGAATTTCCTAGATTATATTTAAACATAATATAATCATCTATATTAAACCCAATTAATTGGATATTACTTGGAGTTATATTAGTATTTACACTAATTTTAAAACATCCTTTGCAAATTTCCATTAAATTTATAATGAAAATAATATTTAGATATATTTTATATATTATAAGACGAATAAGAATGATTAAATAAAAAAATCTTATTAATTAATATATTTTAGACTACCTAATCCATTTTTTATAACTAATATATTATAATTAGTTGCATAACATTTAAATTCATAATTATTATTTACAGGATATTTAATATTTGATTCTTCATTCAAAAAAAATACATTTGGTTTAATTTCTATTTGTAGTTGGGGATTATCAATACCTGAAAAATTACATCCCATTATATTAGTAATTTTTGGATTAGTTGCAAAAGAATACATATATATGTAACTATGTATATTAGTTCTATAATTTTCATGGTTTTGCATAAAATAAAAATATTTATAATCACGCCATCCAATACGTTCATTACTATTAAATAGTAGTCGGGCTTTAACTAATAAATGTTTTTTAGGTTCTAATTCCCATAAATTCAAATTAATATCGGTATCATATAATTCTACAGGAAGATAGGTCATTCTTGCAGAAAAATTAAAATACTCTCCATATAATTTATGGTTAATGGGTTGAATAAAAAATAAGATATCTTTTACAATATTATTAAAATCTAAATTTAATGTCCCTGTATGCATATTTAAATTAATTGATCTTAATTGTGATTGTAAGATTAGTATTTCATAGTTTTTGTTAGAAATTAATATTCGATCGTTACTATCTAAACAATAAAAATTTGCTTGTAAAAATGAATCCTCTATTGGCATTTCTTGATGCATCAAATTACTATGAAATAATTTTGTTTTTTGTAAATTATATTGTAAAATACAAATACAATTATTAAATTCATTAAAAGTAACATCAATATAAATTTCTGAATATTGTAATGCTAATACAGGTAAAGGATTATAATAATCCAAACAAAACCAAAATTTTAATGGTATATATACATATTCAGAATCAATTTTTAAATTCGGTTTATTTATAAAATCGTCTAAACCCAACATTTTTTTTCTATTGTTATCAGAAAAATATAAATCTGTGTATAATTGCATATAATCGCCAGTTTGTTCTTCAATTAATTGACCATTTATATATAATCCAACTTTTTTAATTAAAGCATTTCCTATAAAATCTGTATATTTAATTCTATATAAATTATTTGGATCATTCTCATTAGGTTTTGGATAAATATTTAAATTTGATATAGATAACTTTGGTAATTTAACAACTAAATATAAACCGTATAATAAATCACCTTTACGTTCAATATAAAATCTAATAGTATTTCCCCAATTAATTTTACCCTCTGGATAAAATATTGTATCATATTTAACATAATTATTTTTATTCCGAAAATAAAAATCATTTGCAAATGAAGATAAGTTATGACTTAATAATTCATTATCTAATGATCCTTTTGATGTTAATTCAATAATAGACATAATAAAACATTTAGAAAAAATATTTTTATTATAAGATTATAAGTTTATTTAAGCAATAATAATTTCTAATTTATATTATATTATATATGACACAAATAAATAACTTAGGTATTTTACGATCAAAAATTTTAAAACAATCTTGTGATAGTAATATGTCTACACAAGTTAATATGTTAGAAGCACATGTTTTTAAATATGGATATACATTAAATATTAATGAGATAATAACAAATACTTTTACAAAAATAGATAATACAGTTCCTTCACTTACAGGACCTGCAGGATGTTATTTTTTTGATGTTTCCGATAATTTCAAATTAAAAAATTTTAATAATGAAATAGTTCCTAATGGATTTTATCGATTAAAATCAAATATTGCTTATTATAGTATTGGAGCAACCGGATGGAAAAATGATGAATATTATTTATATAATATTATTAATGGTTTACCTACTAAATTTGCTTTTTCTGGTTATTATATAGATTTAGATCATAGTATTTTAACATTTATTGATGATAATGGAATTTCACATGATGCCACAAATGGTATATATTATTATGATAAACCACATACTATTATTAAATCAATTAATAATATAGTTACAGTCATACCAGATGGGCTTTATTTATTACAATACCAATCAAAAATTCTTGATATGCCTTATATTATATTCGAAATAATTAATGGAATAACAAATGCTTATAATGAATATTTTATTAATATTCATGATAATACTTATTTTTATAATCAAAAAAATTATGGTAAATGTAATGATGGTACGGTAATTGTTACAGAAGAAAAAATTTTAATAAAAACTCTAAATACATGGAAATATATACCTCTATTAAATTTAAATTAAAATCAATATTTTTCTTAATTTATCCTATAAACATAATCGCATTCATTACAAGTTATAAATTGCGTAGGCGGTTCATCTGCTGCTCGTGTTTGTTTCTCTACAATAGTACAATTTGTTTTTTTACATTTTTTACATTTAAATACACTTGATCCTACCTTGTTATTTTTTTTATATTCTTCTAATTCTCGTTTGTGAATAATTTTTTCATATTTATCTGGATTTAATTCTTCAGGTTTTAAATAAGCTATTTTTTTTGGATTGATTGTCTTGTTTAATAAGGCATTCAATAAATACTTAGAATTTTGATTTAAAATCTCATCAAGAATTTCACTACTCTTATTTTCATAGATAGAAATAATTAAATATGGAGTATTATTAAATTCTGCATATTCTTTACTAAATTTATAAATACTATATTCAATATCATCTATTAATTTTTTAATTTCATTTTTAGATTTTGTTTCGACAAGCTTGCATGACTTAATAGGACTTTGTTCTGTTGTTTCAAATATATTTTCTAATTGAGATATAGTAGTTTCTCTAATCTTATTATCAATATCCATTAGTAATATATTTATATAATAAACAAATATTTAATTCAATTTTTTTATAATAAATTGTTCAATATCTTTAACCGTAAATTTAAAATGTTTTTTTAAATCATCGCTTGTACCTGAAAATCCAAAATCATTAATACCATATGCATAATCAACGTATTTATACCAACATATTGTACTCCCAGCTTCTAAACTTATTTTTAGTATTTTAGGAGGCAATATTGATTTTTTATAAGTATCGGTTTGTTGATCAAATAATTGGGTACATACCATTGATACAACAATAATATTATAATTTACCAATTCTTTAGCAATATCTATACACAAATGTATTTCAGAACCAGTTCCTATTAATATTACATCTGTTTTATTTTCTTCTAAATTTTTTCTTTTTAAATTTTTATATATAATATAAGCTCCTTTATGAATATCACTATCATGACTAATTATTGAAGGTATATAAGGAATTGTTTGTCGTGATAAAATTAAACATGACGGACCGTTATATTTTAAAGAAATTTTTAGAGATTCAACTACTTCTTTAATATCACATGGTCTAAAAACATAAGTATGAGGAATACTACGTAATATAGATAATGATTCTACAGGAATATGCGTTTCACCATCTTGACCTATAAACATACTATCATGTGTTAAAATATAGATAACTTTATGTTGAGAAATAGCTGCTAATCTAATACTAGCTAAACAATAATTTGTAAAAATTAAAAAGGTACTTATAATAGGAATAAATCCAAATGTACTTAAACCATTAGCAATTGCTGCCATAGCATGTTCACGAATACCAAAATGAATATATTTACCTTTGAAATTATTTTTTGTGATATAATTACTTTCAATAATTAAACGTGTTGATTCGGCTAAATCAGCTGAACCAATGATAACATTATCTAAATATTTATCTAAAATATTTAAACAAAAATTTGATAAATCTCTTGTTGCATAAGCTTTTGTATTATTTTTGAGAATATCTAATTTAGAACTAATAAAATTATAATTAAAATGATCAATATATATACTATTTAAAAGATTTAATTTACTTTTTTTATAACTAAGTTGATTGAAAAATTCCCATACATCATCATCAATATGAAAATTTTTAGTAGTATTAAAATTAAAAAATTTTTTAAATTCAATTGTATTTTTTTTACCTAATGGTACTCCATGGACTAAATTAGTTCCGGATTGCAAAGATCCATATCCTATAGTTGTATGTACAGATATTAAAGTTGGTTTGTTTGATTGACAAGCTAATATTAATTTATTATATATATCATCAATATCAGTATCTCCATTAATAACTTCTAAAAAATTCCAATTCTGAGCTTTAAATCTTTTTTTGATATTTTCTGTAAAAGTTAAATTTGTATGACCATCAATTGTAGTTTTATTATTATCATATAATAAAATTAAATTATTTAATTCCAAATGTCCTGCTAAGGAACATGCTTCATAACTAATACCTTCCATTAAATCTCCATCACCACACATAACAAATATTTTGTTATCATAATTTAATTTTTTAGAGGCAATAGCCATCCCTACACCATTTGCAATACCTTGACCTAAAGGACCTGTAGTTACTTCTATACCCAATTTCGGATTAAATTTTGGATGACCTGGTGTGATACTGTATAATTGTCTAAAATTTTGTAAATCTTGCAAAGAATAATTATATTGTAATAAATATAACATTACATATAATATAGCACAAGCATGTCCATTAGATAATATGAATCTATCTCTATTATAAAGTAATGGATTTTTAGGATTATAATTCATAATTTTATACCATAAAACATACATTATTGCTGCACAACCTATAGTAGATCCAGGATGACCTGAATTCGCCTTATTAATCATATCATTTGATAAAATTCTAAGTGTATTAATAATTTTATTTTCTAGATTATAATTAAATACTTCCTTATAATTCTTGAAACACAAAATTTTGTATTCATCTTTAATAGTTGAATAATAAGGATCTATTGCATAATTGTTAATATAATATAAATCAATATCTTTATCATATAAAGCATCAATAACAATAATATAAAATGTAAAATATATAATTTTTTTATATGTAAAATAATGATCATGATATATTTGAATGTATAAATTTTTATCAAATTTTCTATTAATTAATTCTCTATAATATATTTTATAAGCTTTATTTAAAATCGGATATAAATCCAATATAAAATCGATATTATTTTTATATGTATCTGAAACAATTATAAATTTTTTATCATGAGCTATGATAAAATTAATTAATTCTAAAAAACCATCTATTAATTTAATATTATTTTTATCATTTTTTAATAAATTCAAATATATATTATTTTTTTTTTCCATAATTTCTTCATAATTACATAAATTAAATTTATTAAACAAATAATTTTTAATACTTTCAGAATCTTTTGGATGAAAATGATCACAAAAATAATCAAATGAAAAGATTAATTCTGATCCTAATATATTTTGTAATGTAAGTAACCAAGCTTTATAATGATAATTTTCTACATTTACAATTGTATTATTTAAATCAAATATAAATAAATCATATTTATTTGTTAGAATATTCATAATATTAGTACACCTAATATTATCTTTAAATAATTTAGATCTATAATCTCCTACTTTGTTGAAGGTTCTATATAACAAAATAAAGTTTTAAATATTAATACTAACAAGATTACATTAATTTTCATAAATACTTAAAAAAATCCACAATTTTACAGGCATAAAATTTCCATCTGCATCAATAGCTGATAATTTTTCATAATTAATATAAGGATTATTTATTAATGTTTTAAATTTTTCCAGCATAATATTAATTGTTGATAAAGTTTTATATTTATAAATTGGTAATTTTGTAATATTATTATCATACCTATTTTTTGTTTCGATATATGATAGATTAAGATAATTATCTATATTATATAATCGTGGACGATAAAATTTACTATTTAATTCTATTGGACCAAAAAAACGAAATTTTGAAATAGTATTGTTTGAATTTGTATTATCAAGTGCATACAAATTTTTCCAAAAATAAAATTTTTGCGAATATTCAAATATAATTTTTTTCTCATCATTATTTAACCAAGTACCATAACCTCGGAGACGATATTTATTTAAAATATCTAAAGGATCTTTTGTACCAAAAATATATTTATAATCAATATTCATATAAGTAAGATGTGCAGTAATACAAGAGGGAGTTAAATAGACATTTAAACCATCATAATAACTTCTAACACATGGTAGATGAAATGATGATACTGTAGCAAAAAAATCATCATATTTTATTGAAAATAATTCTAAATTTTTAGTTAAAATATTTGATTCGATATTATATTTATATGTAAATTCTAAATCGATAGAACTATTTTTTTTTAATTTTTTATTAATACAAATCTTAAAATTTGTATTAGTATTATCAAAAATATCGGGATATTTATTTTTTAAAATTTCAATTTCTTCCTGAGATAAATCTTTTATTATATCATTATATTTTTTATCAAGTAATTCTTCATAATATGGTCTAAATAATTCTTTCACTATATTTGAATTAATATTTTCATTTATATATTTTAATTTGTCAATATTTGTACCATAAATATCTAAATTTATATTATCGATAATAAAATCTTCAGAAACAAATAAATAATTTGTTTTATTTAATAATAATTGAATGAATATTTGTTTCTTATCATATTTATTATTATTAATAAATTTAGCAATATTTGCTTTAATTTGGTTGTATAAATAATGTACATTATCAATAAATATGAAATCATCTTGAGCTATAAACATTACATCTAGATCAGAATCTGGATAATATTCATTTAAATAATTAATAAATACATATGCAAAATTTTCTAAATTTTCTGGTTTATAATCTACATTTCTAGTATTAGAATCAGAATAAGTTTTATATGCAGATTTTAAATTTTTCTCTTCATTAAAAGGTATATTATTATATTTTAAAATAGACATTAATGGGTGCCTTTTTTGAATACATGCTGC